ATCTGCTTAAGACCTTACAACCTGACGAGTCTGGTTGCTTTGATCTGGAGACTATCCGGGAACACATGGGTCCGGGTCCAGGAGCGGCCCAAAAGGCCGACTCTACGTGGATGGTGTCGAAGCTCTTCGAGAGCCCGATGTCATACACGAACCAGGACCTAATTCGGTACTACAGAGCAGCTCTAGTCGAGACCGGTGCTTGGGCTGATGCTGAGAAGCATCGGAACGATCGATTCGGTTTCGTTCGAGTTGAAGGAGGAAAATTGTTCTTTGCGCCAAAGAACGCTGAGATTTCGCGGACGTGCTGCACCGAAGCTAACCTTAATCTGCTCATGCAGATGGCTATCGGTTCCTTTCTCGAGTTGCGCTTGCAAAAGCACTTTGGCATTAGCCTTAGTACTCAGCCGGACAACAACAGAGAGCTCGCTCGCATTGGCTCGATTGATGGCTCCTTCGGGACTATTGATCTTGTTAGCGCAAGTGATAGCATAGCACTTCAGCCGTGGAAATGCTACTTTCCAAAAGGTTTTCTCAAGACCTTTATGGAGATGAGTAGATCCGAAACTGCCGTTCTCCCAGATGGCAGTAAGGTTGATTTGCGGATGATTAGTACGATGGGGAATGCGTTTACGTTTCCCCTTCAGACGGTCATCTTCGCGTGTGTCGTTAGGTCCGTGTACCAGATGATGGGTTTCCCATCTACCTGTCCGAAACGAGAGTTTGGAGTATTCGGTGATGATATTATCGTTCGCCGCGAGGCTTACGATTTCGTCATTCGAATGCTCCAGAAGCTCGGTTTCTCTGTGAACGTAGGCAAATCGTTCAACACGGGTCTATTTCGAGAGTCTTGTGGTCATGATTACTTTTCGGGCGTAAATGTCCGAGGGGTCTACATCAGGTCACTTGAAGACCCTCAGCAGGTAACCTCCGCTATTAACCGTCTTGTGCGTTGGTCTGCGAATAATGGCGTTCTGTTGCCCAAAACCGTATCTCACCTTCTCGGGTGGTTGCCTCGGGTTATTCCCTTGGTTCCCCCCTCGGAGAGCGACGATGCTGGGCTTCATGTGCCATTTCAGCTGACCAAACCAATCGTCGATGACAAATACTGGTTTAAGTACCGGATTTGGAAGCGACGCGTACGACGGATAGCTATTCAGGAGCCGGATGCTGATGAAACACCCATCAATCCTGATGGACTAGTAGTTGGTTTCCTTTCTGGAGTGTTACGGCGACGAGATTTCGTGCATGAATCATCTGATACTACAGATAGTCTATGGAAACATGACTGGTCTGTTAGCGTCTCTCTTCGAGACGAGATCGGAGCACGAGCTCGGTACCAAATCGTTCGTAAAGAAATACCGTGGTGGGACTACCTCCCTAATACTAAGAAGGAGGAAGAGTTACCATGGTACCTCGCCGGGCGTATCGACCTAACGGTCGGTGGGCGCGGTAGCTGGGAAGCTACCGCGCTGGCCGTGATCAAAAACATCTGATCAAGGGGATTTATCCAGG